ATATATTCAAACATCATAGCAATAGACGCATAGCAAACAAGTCAATTGAACTTGAAAAGTTACGAACAGTGAAATTGAACGACTATATAGAGAATGTGCTATTCTTAAATAGTATTGAACTAAATAATGAATGAGGTGACAACATGAAAAACTTAATAAAAGAATTGCAATTACTACAAGTTGAAAAAGTGCACATAGAAAACGCTATTAAAAGAGTACAGAACGATAGGAGTACAATAACATGCTATACATAAACAGAAAAGACTGCGATACAAGACAGATAGAGACAATAGAATGCAAGAGTTCCACAGAATCTCGACGGGATTTTAGAAAACTACTCGAAGAATATAGAACGTCTGATTATAGGGGGGATTATTACATTAGTCAAAGAGCGACAAAACAACATTATACCGAGGTGATAAAATGAAAAACTTAATAAAAGAATTGCAATTACTACAAGTTGAAAAAGTGCACATAGAAAACGCTATTAAAAGAGTACAGCAAGCTATCACTGAACAATATAGTGACACAATAGCTGATAATATGCCGATAGAATATGGCCCGTATTCGCTCAAAGTGAGCGTTATTAAGCCTACTAGCACAATCGACTACAAAGGATTATCTACTGCATTAAAACCGTCTAAGTACATGCTAGACAAGTACACGAAACAAAGAGCTGGCTCTTTTCGTTTTAATAAAGTAATTGGGGGGCTATGATATGATTTTTACTCTTATATCTGTAGTATTCTGTTACGCAATCATAGCCGGCTTTATAAATATAATAATTTGGTTTTTTAAACCAACAAAATAGCTAGCTTAACAGCTCAATATCGCAAAAGCCTCTTATAACAAAGAGGCTTTTTTTTTGTATGGTGCTATGATGATATAACGCTGGCGTATTATATAAGTAGTTGAATATAATAGAGTAATTAGGGTATAGCTCCCCCCTATAGTGTACATGAACGGAAGCGCCCCTCCCCACCATGCCACTCAAATTCAAAAATTATACTTTCTTTAACACTTACTACAACTAACCCCCTCAACCCCATTATACTATTAAAAATATAACAGCTCCCTTTAATATTTTATAATAAAATGCTATAATCCTTAAATGATACATACCCAACTACATAAATTCCTACACGACAACTACGTGTACCCCTACAAAAAGGTATTCCCCAACGAAGATTTAGAACTATTCAATGAACATCTACGTGGGGAGTACCCCCTAGCAGATTTACTCCTATATTTCAAGCGTAAATACCACAGCAAAGTTGTTTCGGGTAGTGGTTTTAATTTATCCATCCCACAAACCGAGTTTATGCGTAACCCAGAGTCTAATGTGGCCTTCGTAGCAGGCTTCTCAGCAGGAAAGTCAGAAACACTGTGTATCGCTGTGACTGAGGACATCTTTTTACAAAAAGACATGAATGTACGTCTTGACGTGTACGCCCCATCTTTGGATTTACTCAAACAAACCGTGATACCACGATTATTAAACATTTTTGAGAAGTATGGGTATCGTGACTTCTATAATAAGTCCGATATGTTCATGACAATCGGCAGACAAGGGCAAATATTCTTTAAAACCTTGTCCGACCCAGACCGTATCGTGGGGTATGAGAGTTTAACGTCTTACATGGACGAGTATGACACCCTACCTGCGGAACACGCTGATAAAGCGTGGAAGAAGATTATAGCGAGAACACGTCAGAAGATTATTGTACCCCCTTCAAGTCATCTGTACTCAGACCCGTTCTACACCATCGCAGATGAGATAGACCCATCAATACGCTACCGCAGGAACAAGAATAAGGTGTTCACCACGCCAGAGGGATTCAAGTTCACCTACAGCAAGTTTCACAACACTAAGTCTATCGTGAGAGCACCGTCATACTCTAATCCATTCCTGCGACCTAACTACATTGAGGAACTACTAGAGCAATACCCGAAGGAACTTGTGGATGCGTACATCAGAGGAGAGTTTGTAAACTTAACCGCTGGCTCTGCGTGGTTTGGCTTTAAGCGAGAAACCAACGTGATACCTGCAACACCTTTGCCAAAAGGAAAGGAACTGCATATTGGTATGGATTTCAATGTTGAGAATATGGCTGCCAGTATGGGGTATATGGACTCAGGTGTTATGAAGATTTTTGACGAAGCACATCACATCCTCGACACCCCCGCTATGATAACAGTGATAAAGGACAAGTTTCCTAATAGGAAGATAACCATATATCCAGATGCCTCTGGTGGTAGTCGTAAGACAGTGGGTGCGTCCACATCAGACATCAAGTTACTTTATCGAGCGGGCTTTAGTGTAACTGCTCCTAAGAAGAACCCACACGTGAAAGATAGGTGGATGAGTTTGAACAACGCTTTTGAAAAAGTTAAAGTGCAGGTTATGGAAAACTGTGATGAGACTATCAAGTGCTTGGAATTTCAAACCATCGACAAGAACACGGCACAACCCGATAAGAAAGGAGGCTACGACCACCAGTGTGACTCACTAGGTTATCTTAACTATCACTTCTTTCCGATAGAAGATAAGAAGGTGCATGTTGGTAGGGTTAAAGGCGTGTAAACGCTTGACGACACAGGGCTTATTGGTTACACTATCAAGATTATTCTAATGGAACATGCACATGAACTTCATTAAAGATTACGTACACTCAGAGATGGCGGTCACTTGGAAACAACTGCGAGATAATTACTCTGGAGAGAGAGCCATCAAGGTCGGTACTACGACCTATCTACCTCAACTTACCGACCAGACACAAACTGAGTATGATGCGTACTTAGCAAGAGCGTACTTCTTTAATATGCTACGAAGAACGGTTCTGTCTGTTGTGGGTATGGTGACACGCAAACAAGCGCACATCAAACCTGCTGAAGTGAGCGAGCTACTGAGCGATGAGGTTGTGGACTCACGGGGTAATGACATCACCTCGTTCTACTCACTGGCTCTCAAAGAAGCCGTCCTAATGGGCAGAGTCTTGATACTAACAGATTATGGTAGTAAGAAAGCACGCCTGTTGATGTACCGTACTGAGGACATCTGGGTAGTAGAGCGTAATGAGGATGGACAGATAATCCGTGTTGTGCTACACGAACGAATAAAGCGTCCGTTGGCAGACCTACACAGAGCAAGAGAGCTTATCTTGACAGAACACGGATACCAACATATTGTGTACGACCTTGGGTACGGCACACTCACAGGTGTAGAGATATCAAACACATTCCCTAAAAAGCGGGGTGTGAAGTTTGACCGCATTCCAGTGTCGTTGTTCCAGATGGATGATGACAATGAAGTAGAGTCTATCATGCAAGCACTCTCTGATATTAACATGGCGCACTTTAGGCAGACTGCTGACTATAAGCACCTGTTACATTACTGTGCTATCCCTACGCTATTATTGACAGGTGTTCCTGACAATGTAGACGACAATGGTGTGTCAACACCCCCTGTTATTAAGGTAGGTGCTGAGAACGCTATCATATTGAACAACCCAGAGGCAGACGGTAAGTGGTTATCCGCAACAAGCTCTGCTGCGAACCCGATACGTATGGAACTGGTGGACTTAGAAGGTAGAATGTCCTCTGCATCTGTTGCAGTAGCAGTATCAGCTGTATCACGTGAAACGGCAACATCAAGTTCTAACCGTAACAGTGCGAACACCTCATCCATTGTGGCCATCGTTAGAGCGATGAACCATATTATGACGCAGTCACTACAAGAGTATGCCTCATGGCAGTATGGTGATAAGGATGCCGTGAAGTTCACAGCACCACTAGAGTTTAATGCGACAACGCTAGACCCACAAACATTGTTAGCTCTTGTGGCAGCGTACAACAACAAGTTAATGAGTATAGAGACATTCTTAGACAACCTTGCAAGAGGCGAGCTGATGGTAGACACGTCAGTAGAAGAAGAACTCGCAAGATTAAAGAACCCAGCGGATATCGAGGCACATGACATGACATCCCCTGATGCAGTAGCAACCACCACCACTAACACCATGACAGATGGAACAGAGGCAATAGATAATAATGCAGTATAACAACCACAAAACCCATTAGGAGGCGACCAATGGCTAAGAAACTTAAAGACTTAATCGAGGATACCGAGCTGGCATCTCAGATTGAAGATATAATGAAGGCACAGATAGAGCAAGCCACATCAGGTCTTGCATCTAAAAACACAGAACTTCTAAAGACGGTCAAAGGTCTAAAGAAGTCACAACTCCCTGATGACTTGTCTATGGATGACATTACAGCCGTCAAAGACCACCAAGCTAAAATGGCAGAGGAACAAGAGCGTCTTGCCCTAGACAGAGGGGAGTTTGACCAAGTTAAGAGTAAGATTAACAGCGCATGGGAAGAGAAGCTGGCTTCTCGTGAGACTGAGTTACTTGGTAAGATGCAGAAAACCGAAGCCGCACTACAGGGCATGGTCACTAAAGATGCCGCAAGAGCTGCGTTCACTGAGGCTAAGATTTCCGAATACGCAGATGTACTCATGCCACACGTGTTACCACAACTGAGTGTCATAGAGAACAATGGTGAGTTTGTTGCACAGGTCACAAAGAACGGTCAGCAGGTTATGACCGAGCTAGGTGCACCTAAGACACTGACAGACGTGATAGCAGAGATACAGGCATCACCTGCCTTCGCACCACTGTTTAAAAACACCGGTGCTAACTCCACAGGTAGTAGTTCGGGTGGTATGAACGGAGAGAACCCTTGGGCAACAGGTAACATGACCGCTCAGGCACAGATGATGAACTCCAACCCAACACTGGCTAAGGAGATGGCACGTAGCGTGGGTAAAGATTTGCCGATGTAACTTAAATAGAGTATGATGTAACAATACAGCTAGATTTAGCGGTCGAAAGGAGGGATTCGTTACCCCTCTTGCTGTATTACTTTTCTGTAACGGCTTATTCTTGAACGGAGAATTGATATGCGTAAACTTACACACGAAGAAGTAGAACTTCGACTCAAAGAAAAGGGTGTTACCCTGCTAGAGCCTTATACTAGAGGTGTCAATAAGCACCATATTCGTTTTTCTTGTGGTCACGAAAGTAATCCTAAATTAAATTCCATACTGCATAGAGGGGATGGCTGCGCCCAATGTTCCCCTAGTAGAAGATTATCCCTTGAGGAAGTAAATTGTAGGTTATCGCCTCGCAACATTGCAGTAATGCCTCCTTTTGTAAATACATCCACAAAATCCCGAACTATATACCATGATTGCGGGCATGAGGCGTATGTTACCCCTAATTCTGTGTTGAATGGCAAAGGGTGCTTAAAGTGTTGCGGGTTTGCTAGGAAAAGTACGCAACAATTCGTTGAAGAGGCTAAAGCCAAAAGAGTTGGAGAGGGATTTGACTATTCACAGGTGGACTACAAGGATACAAATACTAAAGTCACTTTCACTTGTGAAAGAGGACATGTATACTCTAGTCTGCCTAAAGACCATCTCAGGGGAATAAACTGCCCCAGCTGTGCTACATGGGTTTCTAAAGGAGAGAAAGAGGTTAGAGATTTTGTGGAGACATTCGCACCTACAAGGGGTAGTTATTCTGCTATACCTAATGTCCATGAGGTGGATATTTTCATACCTTCTCTGAATATAGCTATAGAGTATAATGGACTATACTACCACAGTGACGCCCCAAGTTTAGCAAAGTTAAGCCCTCAACAAAGACACAAGATTAAAACAGAGGACTGCGCTAAGGCAGGTATTAGGCTAATACATATATTTGAAGATGATTGGCGCTATAAAACAGAGATAGTAAAAAACTTCCTACGTGCAATTTTAGGGGCAAAACAAATCACCTACTACGCTAGGAAAAGTACGCTTAAAGAAATAAGTACAGAGCTTGCCGACCCCTTTATGGATGCGTACCATATACAAGGGGCTGTTAACTGCTCCTATAGAATAGGGCATTATGTGAGGGATGAGTTAATAGCGGTCACTCTATTCACAAAAAAAGACGCATCTACATACGAACTGGTAAGGCATGTATGTAAACCGTTACATCGTTTAGTAGGCTCTTTAGGAAAAGCGTGTAAATTCATGCAGTCAATCCTACCAGTGGACATAACTTCCTTTTGTGACCTCACAATGTATAAAGGGGAGTCTTATATTAAAAATGGTTTTACGGAAGTAGATAAATTGCCCCCTGATTATAAGTACATGGTTAAGACTAGAAGGGAACACAAGTTTGGCTACCGAAGAAAGCATTTACCTAAGAAGTTAAAGCATTTTGACCCAAGTTTATCAGAGGTAGAAAACTGCAGAAATAATGGTATTTTTCGTATTTACGATTGCGGAAAGATAAAGTTTATGTTACCCTATCCTTTGTAAACATCTAATAGTTCCTTGTGCTAGGGCAAAGCCCAAACTAAAGGAGCATCCTACTAGACCCCAAAGGGGTACTTCTAGGGAAAGGCAAAGCCGAGATGAGAGTTTAATCAATTATACCCTCTTGGCCCAAACTTCTAAATAATTAGTAGTCAAGAGACTATTTAATCTATTTAGGAGAATCAAAATGGCCACAGTTGCCTTAGCTAATATTTATAATCCCCTGTTATTTTCTGCAGGCGCACAAGAAGCGTCTATTATTAACAACCGTTTTTTAAATTCAGGTATCCTTATCCAAAGTGGTCTTTTAGACTCTTTTGCTAGTGGTAATGGTAATGTAGCGGAAATTCCTTTCTTTGGCCCATTGGCTGAAGGTGCTCCAAACATCTCTAGTGATAATCCAGCTACTAACTCAACACCACAGAACATCACGTCAACTAAGATGATTACTCGTAAATTCAACAACAACCAATCTTGGTCTGTGATGGATTTAGCGAATGAATTATCTGCTATTGACCCTGTTTCAGCTATTACTGGTTCTATTGGTAAATACTGGGCAACAGATGCAGAGAAAATCGTTATTAATACGCTTCGTGGTATTATGAATGACAATATTGCTAATGATGCAAGTGACATGGTAAATGTTGCAGCTTCTGAGTCTATTGCAGGTCAATCAGCTACAACTGTTATTACTGATAACAATGTAATTGATACGATTCAAACTGCTGGCGACCACGGAGACTTTGCTACTATCGTGATGCACAGTGTTCAGTTTAGAGCATTACAGAAGTCTAAACTTTTAGACCCCGTTATCTATGCTCCTAACACTGAGAACCTACGTCCTATTGATGTTCGTACTTATTTAGGTATGACAGTAGTAGTTGACGATACTTCTTGCGCTCCAAGAGCGGGTACTACAGATGGTTTCGCTTATCCGGTATACCTATTAAAATCAGGTGCTTTCGGACTTGGTACAGGTACTGCGGTAACACCTTCTGAATTATTCCGTGACCCTTCATCTGGTAACGGTGGTGGTCAGGATATTCTTTACTCACGTGTTTCACGTCTTATTCACCCTATGGGCTTCCAGTTCACTTCAGCTTCTATCGCAGGTGTTTCACCTACGTATGCTGAGTTAGCTACAGCTACTAACTGGGACAGAGTAGTAGACCGTAAGAACGTAGGTATGGCAGTATTAGAAGTTAACTAATCTAGGCAACATTTAGAGTAGTTAATAAGGGCAGAGCAATCCGCCCTTATTTATATAAAACCCCTCAAGGCTATGCTTGTATCCTCAAACTGAGGGGTTATCTATAAAGAAGGAGAGCAACAATGTCTGAACCCACATTAGTCGAAATGAACGCTGCAGCTAAAGCACTAGAACTACGGTTACGTGCAGAAGCCGAGCAAGAAGAAACAGAAGTCGAAGTAGCCCAAGCAGAAGAAGTGATTGCTACTAAGAAGAAAAGAACACGTTCACCAAGGACTACTAAGTAATGGCCTTAAAGACACCTTATGCTACTGCCCTTGAGTCAGATACTTATTTGGCCGACAGAGCAGATTGGGTAGCACTAACAGATGCCGTCAAAGACGCTCATTTGCTTAATGCGACTTATTATATGGATAAGCATTATGTGTGTACTTATGCCACACCAATAGATTCTGAGGCAGGATATGCCAGTTGTTTATTAGCATATCATGACTTCATATCTGGACTATTCACTGTGGATGAAACAGGTGGAGCCACCCTAGTAGAAGAAATGCTAGACGTTGGTGGAGTTAAAGTTCAGAGTAAATACAGCGGTGCTAATGCAACAGCCCCTATGGGAAGAAACGACAAGTTTCCTGATGCAACAGCAATACTAAGCGGATTGTGTTATTTACGTTCAGGTAACGGCATAACCCAAGCAGTAGTATCACGATAATGGCACTTCTCAAGGAACGGATAGAGGCTAAAATCTCTAAAGCATTTGCAGGAGTTCTTGCAGAAGCCGTGTCCTCTTTAGTGTTCATAGATAGAAAACAAGGTACTTACGCCACTGTAACGGGTGTAGTGACAGACGTAGTATCGAAATACAATGCCATTGGTATTGTGAATTTTTACACAGCGTTGGAGATAGCTAACTCTGATGGAGCAATAGATAACACAGACTTACGTGTCGTGATGCTAACCAAAGATATAGCTGTTGTGCCAGCCACGAATTTTAGAGTCACCTACAACGGTGCAGAATATCAGATAATGAGTATCATCATAGACCCGATTGGGGTATCGTATCAACTGAGATTAAGATAATGGGTGTTAAAGTAACAGGGTACTCATTAGAAGCATTTGTCGACGACATTAACAAGTCTGTGAAAAAACGGATGGTGCAGGTCGTGAAAGACTTACACAAAGAAGTGACTAAGATAGAGTATCGTGGTGATATGCTCGTAAACCCTATGATAACAGGGCGTTTACAAGCATCATGGGCAGTAAGTCCTGATGGGACGATGTTTGATGCGGGAACAGGAACGCATGGTCCGGCAAGCCTTGTATTCCCCGCGACCTTTACCGATACCTTGCACATGACCAACGGATGCCCGTATTCTGGGTTTGTAGAACGAGGGGTGAACGCGCTATACCCTAATAGTGAAGCGGTAGCCGAGCACACAAACTTTGTTAAAAGAGCAATACACAGGGTGACAAAATGAGCAGAACTCTAGCACTAAGAGAGATTGAGAGTCACTTTAACACACAATGGGCAGGTCAAACAGCGGTAGGCTATACCAACACGCCATTCTATTCTGACGGCCTAGCCGAGTGGACTCGATTTAGCGTGAACTTTACACAAATAAGGCAGTTGAGCTTAGGTGCAAGCCAGAGTCAACAGAGGCAGTCAGGGTTTATAGACGTACAGTTCTATGTACCTTTGAAACAAGGAATGAACCGCTCTAACCAATTATTGGACTTAGTAGTGGCCATGTTGTCAGGTGTTCGTATAGTATCCGTAAAGGTCGGTACACCCAACGTGAATATAGTCGGGGAAACCCCTAAATGGTTCGTATCGAATGTGACATTCGATTTTGAATTTGATTTTATTAGATAAGGAGATTTAACATGGCACAGTTTGCTAGTTCCAACAGAACAGAATTGTCATTCGAGAAGGAAGTCACATTTGGAACAGACCCAGCTTCGGGTACAAGACAAGGACTTCGTTATACGGGTGAGTCAATCACACACACTATTAACACGGGTATTCCTAACGAAATACGTGCTGATGGTATGTCACCAAACCAAACACAACAGTCTGCTGAAACAGCAGGTAACTTAGACATTCTATGGTCTTATAACAGCTATGATGACTTTATGGAAGGTGCAATGCGTGGAGCATTTACTGCTCCTCTAACCATATCAGCAACAGATATTGACGCAGCAGCAGGTGGTGGAGTTATTACTTTCACATCAGTTGGTACAGCGATTGAGACAGGTGTAGTTGTAGGACAGTGGATTCAAATAGGTGGTTTTACCGCTGCTGCAAATAACACATACTGGAAAGTTTCCGCAGTAGGCGTTAACATAATCACTGTGACAGATACTGCTAACGCAGGTGTTACTGAGATTGCAGGTAATACGATTACAGCGGTAGGTTCTATGCTCCGTAATGGTACGACTTTATCTTCTTTCACTATCCAAGAAGATTACCTTGACGCTTTGACTCCTACTCGTTTTGTACATGCAGGTATGCGTGTTGGTTCAATGTCATTAAACGCAGCAGTTGGTTCTGATTTAAGTGGCGCGTTCACTTTCATGGGATTAACCACTACATCAACAACATCACTAACAGGTACTACGACAGCACCTCTTACGACTGATGTTTTGAACTCTGTGTCAGATATTAACGACATTCAGTTCAACGATGCAGCAAGCACTATTAGCTTCTCGAGTATCAATGTTGACATCAACAGTGGACTACGTGGACAAGATGCGATTGGTACATTAGGACATGTTGGTATTGCTATTGGTACATTCGTTGTATCAGGTACTATGAACTTGTACTTCCAAGATGCAGCAGAATTTGCACGTTTCACTGCCAATACTTCATTCTCTTTGAGTTTCAGAAGTAATGACGCAGCAGGTAACACGTATATCTTCACTATCCCGAATGTTAAGTATTCATCTATGGATGTTAACTCAACAGGTTTGGATACAGATATTGTGTCTGCAGCTAACTTTACAGCAGCGATTGACGCAACAACAAATTGTATGTTCCAGATTGATAAATTTGTAGCATAATCTAATCTGCCATCCCGTTAGGGTCGCCTCCTTGTGGGCGGGATGGCAGATACTTATTTCAAGGGGGCGATTTCTTATAATTTTTTTGGAGGCGACACAAAATGGCTTTTAATATTGATGCAGTAGATAAAAACGCACAGAAAGTAGGTATTTGGGAAGATATGGATGGTAGTAGTTTTAGGATTGCTAGTATCTCACAGGGTTCTTATCAGAAACGATTGACCCGACTTCGTAAACCGTATTCTCGTGCTATTGAGAGAGAAACTGTCAACCCTGACGATTTAAACGGGATTTTCTGTAAAGCATTAGCAGAGCATATCCTTGTTGATTGGAAAGATGTTATTGACGGTAATGGCAAAGAGGTAGAATACTCTGTAACTGCAGCTATCTCTGTGTTACAAGATAACGATAACTTTAGAGACTTTGTTATCGAAGTAGCCAGTAATCAGTCCTTATATGAAAAACAGTATAAGGAAGCTGTTGTAAAAAAATAGTTGACTACCTATCTTGGCACATCAAGATGGGTGACAACTTAGAATACTTTGAAGAGTTAGAGAAGGCAGGTCGTACTGTCAAGGCGTTGGAAGATAGACCTGCTTTCCCTACACTCTATTCATATTACTATGAATTGTTTGTCAAGTTACACAGGTGTCGTGGTGTCGGAATGAGTGGGTATTTACCCATAACGGTTGAATCAATAGCATCTTATTGTAGTCAATCAGTGTATGACTTTGACGATGTTTTTGATATAATAACTGAAGTTGATGAAGCATACCGCAAAGTCATTTCAGAATCTATGGACACTAAGAACGATGGCAAATCAAAGTAATCATATAGACGTAACCATTAACGCAAAAGAGTTTAAAACCACTCTTAATGACTTAACTAAACTTGTGGGTAAGATGGCTACCACGATGGCCACCACAACAAAGTTATTTGACCAAATGGAAGGAAGCCTTAACAACGTGTCTAAGGCTTTTTCTGGCAAAGGGTTCACCTCGGCAAGTAAAGACATAGATAAAACTACCGAATCAACTAAAAAATTAACGGATGAATTAAAAAAACAAGCGGCCTATGCCAGAGCAGTAGATGCTGCGGGTAAAGCCCGTTGGAAACAAAAACTAAGAGACCAAGATGCTTTTACAAAAGCCGTGCATGACGCAGATAAAGCCCGTTGGAAAGCCTCATTAAAAGAGAGGGATAAGGCAGATAGAGCCATTGTTGCGTCACTTAAAAAACAAGCCCGAGAGTCAGCAAAGTATGCAGGATACGTGGCAAGAGATAGTGAAAAACGCTTCAAAGATGATGTTAGACAGTGGGAAAAAGCAGCTAAAGAAAAAGCTCGCATAGACAAAGCTTCCTTTGACCTGTGGAACAAATACCAATCTAAAATGATGCCTACATTTGCTAAGACAGCAAGTGCTATCGCAGGAAGCCTCAAAGTCATCAAGAGAAAGTTCCAACCCCTCATAAATACGCTTAATGGTCTGATGAAAACTGTTAAGGCCATAGGTGGTGCTTTTGGTAAATTAGCAACAGGGTTTGCCATCATAGGTGGTGCTGCAGGTATCGCTTTGGGTAAGATTATAGGCAAACTTACCGAACTGGGTAAGGCTATCATTGGGGCGCAGATTAACCTAGATAAGTTTAAATCTACGATGGCTGTTGCCACGGGTTCATTAGCTCTTGCTAATAAAGAGATGGACTACCTGATTGATGCCTCTGCACGATATGGTTTTAATCTAACGGCATTACAAAACCCTTATGCGAAGCTATCCGCTGCTGCTAAAGGTACTATCTTAGAAGGTCAGAAAACAAGAGACTTGTTTATGGCTATTTCCAAAGCAGCCACTACCCTTCATTTTGGCACACAAGATGTTACGTTCTCCATGTTCGCACTACAACAGATGGTATCTAAAGGTAAGGTATCAATGGAAGAGCTACGTAGGCAGTTAGGTGAAAGATTGCCCGGTGCTGTTGTCATGGGTGCTAAGGCGATGGGCATGTCAATGGATGAGTTTGACAAAGCTCTGAAGATGGGTCTAGTAACGTCTGAAGAGTTCATACCTAAGTTCACTGCTGTGTTAGAAAAGACATTCTCAGCAGGTTTTGACATTGCTTCTAAAGGTATGCAGTCCAACCTAAACCGCATTGAAACATCATTATTTAAGTTAAGCAAGACGTTCTTAGAAACCTCTGACTTTGGTTTAAAGTTTGGTGGAACACTTGGTATCCTGAATGACCGTATTGGTTCACTTGAGCCACTAGCTGTGAAATTAGGTGAGTGGTTTGGTACACTATTAGACCAACTACAGATAACAGCGCATTGGTTGGCTAGTGACACCATGTTCGCACAGATGCAAAAGATATTCACTGACATGGAGGGTACTAAACCTTTAGATGGTCTTATTATATCCGAAGGTGAACTAACGCCTATTGAGAATTTCTTAACAAAGTTAATCTCTACGCTACAGAATATTCCTTTATATATAGAGAAGATTGGACTTCAAGCGCAGTTAGCTTTAGATATGATAAACCCTGTCAGTATGATAGAGGGTTTGTCACGTTCTCTTGCAGCAGGTAAGGTATCAGGTAGTGCTCATAGAGAAACAGCGATTATGTTGCAAGATTTCTCAGAGCGAACTAACACACCTTTACAGATGTCTGACATGTCAGGGTCAGGACAGTTGAAACAGATTATGCAACTGCATACGGATTTGGTGAAGGCAGGCAATGCTTTTGCAGCTGATGAATTGATAAAAGGCATAAAGGGAATTAACACACAACTTGTGGCAGGTCTTGAGAGTATGAAAGACCTCAAAACTCAAAGAGTAGCAGCTATAGATGCTGAAATTGCCAAGAATGATGAGTTGACTATGGCTATAGCAACAGGAGCGAAAGTAGAATCTGCGATTGCCACAGAACATGATAGACAAGTGAATCAAGCACAGCAGGGAACACAAGCCCTAATGGAGGGTGTTACTGCTCATACTGTGGCGTATACCGCACTTGCAAATAAATACAAAGCAGGTGAGGCTAGTCTAGCATCCTTACTTGCTATGGAGAACAAGACGACTACGGCACTACAAGAACAGAGAGATGCTGTCTATGAAGCTATCATGGTTATGGACGAAGCAGGTAATCATAGAGGCGGTGCGAATGCGTTCAAGTATGATGGTTTAATAGGTACCCTAACTGTGCTTGACCTACGTTTAAAAGATATTAAAGGCTCTGCAGTTGATATGACTACTGCAGCAGGTGACGTACTTACTAAGTTAGCTGCTAAGGTATCAGCCACATCAAACTTGTTCTCTAAAGATGGCACTACTCTAGTAACAGGGATAGGGAAAGCCACCTCTGCCTTCAAAACGCAGATGGAACAACTTAAAGCAACAAAAGCACCTACAGAAGAGTTGGCTAAGTCTAAGGCTCTATTGGCTACTATTACGGACACACTTACTGCCAAGTACATTAAGTCCATGACAACCCGCGAAGCTCTGACTAAGACAGAACTGAAACACCTCACTGTGTCACAGAAGTCTGAGGTATCTGCGGGTGTACTACAACGTAGGGTAGATGCCTTGTATGCTACATTCAAGAACGGGGGTAGTATTACTGACTATGTTGAAGGTATGCAGAACTTAGGTCTATCCTATGAGCAAGCATTAAAGAAAGCTAAGGGCTTATCCGAAGCAGAACAAAAAGCTGCGAAGCAACGTAAAAACATTGAAAAAGCAACTAAGTCCTATAACAAGTTCATGATAGAAACAGGCACTGCACTAACAGGTGTTGCGGCTATTACCTCAGACTATGCTGCTCAACAAGGTAAACTTGACATTAAGTTTCAAGAGTCGGTAAAGACAGAGACTACGGCAACGCAAGTGGCAGCCATGTATAACAGGTTATTAGGAGAAAAAATAGCCTTAACTAAAGA